GTGGAGGACGTAGCCCCCCTCGTCAACGATCATCTTCTCAAATGCAGCGTCAAAGTCGGCCATGATCTAGCCTCCTCTTTACTTGTCCGCCTTGCTCTCAAGACGATCAAAAATTTGATGGCAGATGGACTTCAGTTCGTCAATATCTCGGCGGTAGTCCTCTTTAATGACATAGGTCTTGGGCATATTCCGAACGTCTTGATCTAACCGGTCAAGCGTCTTGGAGATATTGTTCAAGATCCAGCCACCAAAGAAGGCGACCAATCCAACGAGAATGTTGAACCCCATCTGGATTTCATTCATGTCAGTCAAAGCCTCGAAGGGTTTTCGCTAGTCGTGCGCGCTGCCCAAGTTTACCAGAGGCGTGAGCGGCTTTATCTAGCTTCTTCATCGGGATCTTCTTACCCTCTTTGACGCCGAGTTCCTCTCGCAGTGCGCCAGGCTTCTTAATAGCCTCCTGAATCCATTTCTTGCTCATGATGTGACTCCATTAGGGGACCGAGATAAGGTCGTAAGTGGTTGAGGCGGTAGAGGCAGATACAGGCAAGCTAACTTCTGCGTAAGTTTGTGAGCCCAAAGAAGTTGACAACGAGCTAAAAGTATATGTTGCCGAAGAAAGAGTCCCTGAATTGATTGCGTAGACAAGAGTAGAGCCGCCAACAGTGTATGTTCCGGTTGGCGTTCCGTTGTTCGGCACAGAAAATAACATTGACGTTGCGGTGCCAGCCCCTGAAGGAGTTACCTGCACACAGATAGAATTATTTGTATTGTTTACGGTTATAGCAGACACCGTCGTGTAATAAGCCGCATTTATGGGGCTCAAGAGAAAATTTCTTTGCCAGATTAGATTGCCGTTATTGTCAATCTTTAATAGTATTCCAAGTTTGTTAGTAAAGTCATACCCGCCGGCGTAAATGTTGTCAGAGCTGTCAACCGCAAGGCAGGTAAAAAACGATGAGGATAGCGTTTTGGCCCATACAAAGGCTCCGGTGGTAGCGTTTAATTTAACAACGGCAGAGGTGGTGCCAACCGCATAAACAAAACCGTTTGACTCAACTACCTGCGTGACCCTTGTAAGCGAAGAGCTTCCCGACCTCCATAACAACGCAAGGTTTGAATCCACCTTGGCTACGCTAGGAACAACCCCGTTAAAAGTGTCGCCCATGTAAGCGGTGTCGTTACTTCCACCGCCAACAAATCGAGGCTGTCCGCTTGTATTGCTATACGACTTCTTCGCGACTATTGTTGTTCCGTAAAGCTTGAAGTAGGCGGCAAATCCGGACGCAAATGTGCCTGAGAAGTAGATGCTGCCAACGTCAGACGCGGTTATGCTGTTAATAAAGTTAGCCGCGTTGTAATATACAGAATAATAAACATTGCCGTTGCTATCTAACACTTCAATCGAAGGCTTATTGTTGATGGCCCCACTTCCCGAAGACCCTACTAATCCAACCAAGCCCGATCCTGTTGCCTGATTGCGCTCAACAGATACGTTTGTTCCGGATTGATTGACGTTCTTTTGCCAGGCGAGAGTCCCGTCTGGTCCAACCTTCATGATCAAGCCAGCAGGGCTTCCAACGTAAATATTGTTATTTGAATCGCTCGTCATCGGCTTTGTATAGGCACCAATCCGCGCCATCCAGCCGTTGCCAGATATACTGGTACTTGTATAAAAATCACCGAATCCTCGAGCAGAGGCGGCCCCGATCGTGGCAAGTACCGGCATGATTAGGCAAACTTCGTCTGTGAAGCCAGCACCGTATACGAGGACGGACCGGTGCGGATGATGGTGTAGGTGTAGACGTCGATGCTGTTTGAGTTGCCCGTCGTAGGAGCCGTACCGCCCTGCCATTTGAGTGCAGTAGGAGCAACGCCATCAATCGTCACGCCAGTGTTGTAGGCGTTGGTAACCGCGCCCGTCTGTACGAGGACAGCAACCGTAACCGACTGCCCCTGACTCATGAAGGAGCTTAGGGGGGTCCCGCTACTTGCACGGAAGTTAAGCGTCCATGTAGCAGTAGTCGCCGTGTTATAGAAGATCACCGACTGCGTGGAGACGTCAATGTTAAGGGCGCCAGATGCAGCGGATCCAGTAACGGTGCAGGTCTCAAGGGCGTTGTTCAGCGCGAGTGATGCGACGCTGCTTGAGCCACTAAAGGTCTGGGTGGCCGTAAAGGTGCCTGCATTCGCAAACCTCGGGACGACTGTGGTGTCTATCGCCACGCTACCCGTGCCGGTGATTGTCGTAAAGCTCATCCCTGTGCTGGCGGAGACGCTCGTAACAGGATTGGCCCAGGCAAACGCGCTGCCGGTATATTTGAGGTAGCTAGATACCGTCGGGGCGTCAATGAAAGTAGTTGTACTGGCCCCGCTCTGATATGGGATCTTGTTAGCCGCACCACCGGAGAGATTGGCCACCGAAGTAACCGAGCCTGGCGTAGTCCATGCCGGAATCTGCGCCGACGTTAATGTCAGAACTTGGCCAGAGCTACCTGCAGTTAAGAATGCCGTCGTGTTTGGTGCAGACTGATAAACGACAGCCCCAGCAGTGCCGCCAGAGAGGTTTGATGCCGAGGTCGCAGTACCCGCTGTGGCCCATGTAGGAACGCCGCCAGAGGACATTGTGAGGACGGTGCCACTAGACCCTGCAGGAACGAAAGAAGTCGCCCCAGCGCCCGTTTGATAGGGGATGGAGCCTGATGCGCCGTTCGCTAGATTGGTCGCCGTGCTAGCGGTCCCAGTAAGTGATGCGGTAATCGTCCCAGCGGCAAAGTTACCCGATGAGTCCCGCTTGACGATCGCCGATGCCGTATTTAAGTTCGTCGGGGTTACCCATGTCGGGGCACCGGTACCGTTAGAACTCAATAGATCGCCCGTAGAGCCGATTGCAGTGAAGGCGTAGGTCGTAGCCGCACCGTAAGCAATCCCGCCCTGTGTGAGCGCCTGGATGCCCGTCCCGCCCGTGTTTACCGGGAGTGGGTTTGTCGCGGCTGCCTTTGTTGCGATCGTCTGCAGGTTGCCGGAGCTGTCCTTATAGAAAAGCTTCCCGTCCGCAGTGTTAATGGCAAGCTCACCCGCCGCCAGGTTTGAAGTTGATGGCGTGGCTCCGGTGTTGGCGCTGTAATAGAGCTGGATCGGGGTGAAGGTTGCCTGTGCCATGTTTACACCGCCGGCCAGACGATGTTAAAGGGATCAGCCTGCTTTGTGATGTCTCTCAGAGCCTGTCGGTATGTTGCCCATGCGGCCTTGTCAACCGGCGAGTCTGATAGCTGGGTCCAGTCGCTGTCTTTGAGCATCTGGTTGCGCTGGGTACGGATCACTTGCCACTGAGTATCGACACGCGATTGCAGTTCTTCAGCGGTCAGTGGCTCCACGTCCACGATGCAGCACATACCGTCATGCAGATGCGGCGCGGCTGGTACTAGCTTTTGGGCCTTGGAGTCGTAGTCTTTCCATGCCGAGATGATGTAGTAGCCCTCGGACTTGATCCACTCCACAGATGGGCCACGCTCACCGAAGGATGTGTTGGGGAACCACTCGGTGTGGTCCTTGATAATGAGGTCTTGGTTAGCTATTTGCATGATTATTTCGTCGGAAGAGCTGCGGAAGGTACAGTGGTAATTGAACGAGCCACACCAACTGTAAATCGAAAATCCTGCACATACCCGTTTAGGAATGTAAGCGAGTTATTGGCTGCGCCAACAGTTAGTGCCTGCGTGGTTGCAAACAGAGCGGATGATGTGGTTGTTGTTGTCCCCGCTGTTGGGGCCGAACCGGGAGTCGTTCCTATATACGGAGTAAATACAGACCCGTTTCTTACAAGAGCAACGTAATACCAAGTCCCGGTGCTAATGCTACCAATTGATACTTGGTTGGCAAGGTTCCAAGTTGAGCCATTTGAACTAAGGTAATAGTTCAGGCTTCCTGTTGACGCAGTGTAAATTGCCCAATCCCCAGCGGCGGTTGTTATATGTCTTCCTACAACCGTTTGAGCTGCTGCAACGCTATTAAAGTAAACCCAGAACTCAATTGTAAAGTTTGATGTTCCTAAAGTAAACGCTGGGTTTGAAAGAACCTGAGCATACGAGTTGCTTCCGTTAAAGCTCATGCTACTTGGCGGCCATTTTGCTGGAGTCACAGCGGTTACCGCAGACCCCGCCGTAGTCACATCGTTCTGCGCGGCGGCGTCGTAGATTCCTGCGTTTGCCATGTTGAGCAGGAGACTGGTGCTAGAGGCCGCAAAACTTGTATTTACGTTGGTGGTGCTTGAGTAACTTGCCGCGCTGGTTGATCCTGCGGTTG